TGGAGAACCTTGAGCACCTGCAGTTCCTTGTGCACCCTGAGCACCTGTAGAACCTTGAGCACCTTGAGGTCCTTGTGGACCTCTTATCCCTTGAGCACCCTGAGCACCTGGAGAACCTTGAGCACCTGGAGAACCTTGAGCACCTGGAGAACCTTGAGCACCTGCAGTTCCTTGTGCACCCTGAGCACCTGTAGAACCTTGAGCACCTTGAGGTCCTTGTGGACCTCTTATCCCTTGAGAACCTTGAGCACCTGGAGAACCTTGAGCACCTGGAGAACCTTGAGCACCTGGAGAACCTTGAGCACCTGGAGAACCTTGAGCACCTGGAGCACCCTGAGCACCTGCAGTTCCTTGGGCACCTTGAGCACCTGGAGAACCTTGAGCACCTGCAGTTCCTTGGGCACCTTGAGCACCTGGAGAACCTTGAGCACCTGGAGAACCTTGAGCACCTGCTGCACCTTGAGCACCTTGTGGCCCTTTTAGTGCTACTTGTTGAACATTAGACCAAGAAACACCAGTACCTGTAGATACTAAAACTGAGGTAGCAGAACCTACTTGATTATTAATGTCATAAAGTGTAGAACGAAGTCTTATAGATCCATTTACATCCAATTTTTGTGTGGCTGATATTGTCCCAACTCCAATATTTCCACCATAAGGTCCTAGTTGAATAGTCCCATCAGCATTTACATCAATACTTGGAATACCAGAAACATCATTAACTGAGAATATAGATCCAGATGTGAGGTTATTGGTAATAGAGAATAACTGACCAGCAGAACCTTCCCAAGAAAGTGTACCTGAATTTAAAGTATCATAATGGACATTCTTAATAACAGTTCCAATACCTACAGTACCAACTCCAGATACTGGTCCAGTATAAGTTAATGAAGTTGATCCAGTGGGATTGTTGGAAGCATCCTTATAAACAATTTGATATGCAGAACCTGCCACTGGACCAGTTGCACCCTGAGCACCTTGTGGTCCTCTTACACCCTGAGCACCTTGTGCACCTGCTGCACCTTGTGCACCTGCAGTTCCTTGAGCACCTTGTGCACCTGCTGCACCTTGTGCACCTGCAGTTCCTTGAGCACCTGCAGTTCCTTGAGCACCTTGTGCTCCTGCTGCACCTTGAGCACCTGGAGCACCTTGAGCACCTGCAGTTCCTTGTGCACCTGGAGAACCTTGAGCACCTGCTGTTCCTTGAGCTCCTTGTGCCCCCTGAGGTCCTTGTGGACCTCTTATGCCTTGAGCACCTTGTGCACCTGCAGTTCCTTGAGATCCTTGAGCACCTGCTGCACCTTGTGCACCTGCAGTTCCTTGAGCTCCTTGAGCACCTGGAGAACCTTGAGCACCTTGTGGTCCCTGTGCACCTGGAGAACCTTGAGCACCTTGAGCACCTGCAGTTCCTTGAGCACCTTGAGCACCTGCTGCACCTTGTGCACCTGCAGTTCCTTGAGCTCCTTGAGCACCTGCAGTTCCTTGTGCTCCTTGAGCACCTTGTAGTCCTTGAGCACCTTGTAATCCTTGAGCTCCTTGAGCACCTTGTGGTCCCTGTGCACCTGCAGTTCCTTGAGTTCCTTGAGTTCCTTGAGCACCTTGTAATCCTTGAGCTCCTTGTAATCCTTGAGCACCTGCTGCACCTTGAGCACCTTGTGGCCCTTGTGGTCCTTGAAATCCTTGAGGTCCAGAGTTTGGAGAAACCCATCTCAAACCAGAACCAGTAGAACTTAATACTGAACTTGCTGATCCTACATTATTATTAGAATCATAAATTCCACCTGTTATTCTTACATCACCTTGAACGTGCAATTCTTGTGTGGCATTTACAGTTCCTATGCCAACATTTGTATCAGTAACTTGCATTCCACCAGCAGCAAGTCTTACTCCATTTTCAATTTGAGTCTTTCCAATACCAACACCATAATTAAATATCCAAGCATCAGTATTCAGTCCAGTAAAAGATCCAGACTTGAACCACATTATTTGCTTATAAGTATCTGGTGTTAATTCTCCACCAGAATTCATACTAATTAATGGACTTCCTTCAGTAGAAGCAACTGCAATACCACCACTACTTGCTGTGATGTCTGAAGAAACATCTTGATTTAGTGCATTTGTTGTAAAACCAACTACAATATCTTTATCTTTAATTTTTAATTCATTAACTGAAAGAAATGCTGTTGTACCCCCTACTGTTATATTTCCACCAACATAAAGATTAGATCCATCAAAAGTTAAATTATTAGATCCAGTAGGATTATTTGATCCATCCTTATATACTACTTGATTAGCAGATCCTGCAACTGGACCAGTTGCACCTTGAGCACCTTGTGGTCCTTGAGGTCCTATTGCACCTTGAGCACCTGCAGTTCCTTGAGCACCCTGTGCACCTGGAGAACCTTGAGCACCTTGTGGTCCCTGTGCACCTGCAGTTCCTTGAGCACCTTGAGCACCTGCTGCACCTTGTGCACCTTGTGGTCCCTGTGCACCTGCAGTTCCTTGAGATCCTTGAGCACCTTGTGGTCCTTGGAATCCTTGGGCACCTTGAGCACCTGCTGCACCTTGAGCACCTTGTGGTCCTTGGAATCCTTGAGCACCTTGTGCTCCTTGTGGTCCTTGGAATCCTTGAGCACCTTGTGGTCCTTGAAATCCTTGGGCACCTTGAGCACCTTGAGCACCTGCTGCACCTTGAGCACCTTGTGGTCCTTGGAATCCTTGAGCACCTTGTGGTCCTTGGAATCCTTGAGCACCTTGTGGTCCTTGGAATCCTTGAGTACCTTGTGGTCCTTGGAATCCTTGAGTACCTTGTGGTCCTTGTGGTCCTTGAAATCCTTGTGCTCCTTGTGGTCCTTGAGCACCTTGTGGTCCTTGAAATCCTTGTGCTCCTTGAGCACCTTGTGGTCCTTGAGCACCTTGTGGTCCTTGAGCACCTTGTGGTCCTTGAGCACCTTGTGGTCCTTGAGCACCTTGAGCACCTGCAGTTCCTTGTGTCCCTTGAGCACCTTGAGCACCTGCAGTTCCTTGTGCTCCTTGAGCACCTTGTGGTCCTTGAGAACCTTGAGGTCCTCTTTCACCTTGAGAACCTGAAGCACCCTGAGCTCCTGGAGATCCTTGGGCTCCTGTTAGACCTTGAGAACCTTGGGGTCCTATTGGTCCTATTTGTTGAGTAAAGGTAATATTTGCAATAGATCCATTCGCAGTTGCAGTTACTCCAACTCCAATAAAATTGAGTGTTGTAAATGTTGTACCAATACCAACACTTTCTTCTTCAACTGCAATTCCAGTTAAAGATGTATTAATAATTTCTTGAATTACAGAAATATTATCAATAGTTGTCCAAGTTATTCCACTACCTACTGTAACTAAAACTTGTCCAGAAGAACCTGATGTATTATTTTTATCATATACTGCTCCTCTAAATCTTGCTTCACCAGCAACATCTAAGTCTCTAGTTGCGTTGGTAGTTCCAATACCAACATTTCCAACAATCTGTAATACAGTATCATTCTCTGTATAAGAACTAATACCAACTTTTAGATTCTTTTGACGATTGCTGATATACTTTGCCATTTTAAATATTAGTTAAGTGTTTCTAAAATACTTGCAATAAACTCAAGATCAGTCCCATTACTTCCAGAAAGAACTAATCTATCTCCACTTTCCAATACCAATTTTCCAGCAAGAAGATTAGCTGTATCATTTGCAGCAATAGGATACTGTTTTAACATCCTTGTATCAGTAGAACTTCTGCGATGTACTAATGTGACATCTTGAGAATTTGATCCTATATTTGCAACTTGTGCCAAAAGAACAACACCAGTATATCCAACTGGTGCAGTATAAACTACTGTTGGTGATGTGCTAACTATTGCAGTAACTGTTTGGAATACATTAAGTGCTAATGCCATCTTATTATTCTCCTCCTAATGCAAGAATGAATGGTGTTAGTGTTGAAAATAAACTCTTAGAATAAAATGTTCCACTAATAGTTCCAGTTTGTTGATTTACAACAACACCATCACCAATTCTAAAGTTTCCAGATTGGTCTGTACTAGTGAAAACAACCAATCCACCATCTCTCATATCAGTTTCATTATCTTGAATTGGAACTCCGCCAGTAGATGGAAAAGCAGTATCAATATTGGTTCCAGTTCCAATATATTCAAGAGAATGTCCAGATGCTAATACACGACTCTGTTTAAAGAAAGGAACAGTTGTTCCAAGTCCTACAGCATAAGGAACATTATCAGTTAATATAATTGTACAAATTCCAGCAGAAGAGACTGGAGTGCAAGATTGTATAGCATAGTATGTTGGTATAAGCCTTACAGTAGCTGTTGCAGTATTTATTCCAACATCAGGAGAACTAATTGTCACTGTTGGAATAGATGAATATCCACGACCACTGGAGACAATTTCAATTGCAACCACAGAACCATCTTTAACTTCTGCCACTGCTTGAGCAGGAACTCCCCAATCTGTTGATGGTGGACTAATTGTAACATCAGCATTTCCAGTATATCCAGTTCCACCAGAACCTACTATTACTTCACCAACTGTATAATATAAATCTCCAAAGTAAACAACCTGACCATCAAAAGGTCTAATGATATCAGTCTTTACAGTTCCCCCAGAAACATAAACTTGATCTGGTGTAGTTGAAATACCAACATTCACCGTAAACTGATTTGCTGCTGGAACTGATTTAACATCAAAAATATATCCATTTGTTCCACTTGGATATAAAGCAGTAGTTCCTGTACTTACGCAAGTAAATAACAAATTACTTAAGGTTACACCCATTCCAACAGTGAAATTGTGGTTTGTTGAAGTGGTAATGGTTGTTATGCCAGTTGTATTATTATAAAATGCTGTTGAAATATTATAAGTTGGAACACTTAAGTCAACAATAAAGGTATCACTATTTGCAGATGCTGCACTTGTAATGATTCCTGTATATTTTCTTGGACCTATTCCATCAGCAACTAGAGCATAATTTCCAAAAGAAGAGTTGGAGTTTGTTAAATCACAAGCACCACCAGATCCACAGAAAACTGCAATATCATTACAGATAGTGAATAGTGAAACTAACTGAGCATACCCTTCATTTGTGATTGAAACTCCAATACCACCTTGATTGTATTGTGTAAATGAGTCTGTAACCATACTCTTGATAGGACCAAGAGCATGTCTTCCATCTATTTTTAAACCAATACTATCCTTAACAAAATTAGTACAGTTACGAATATATGGTGACTGATTAAAATATCTAATTTCTGTTGGATTAAATGCTGCTATTCCAAATCCAGGATCCATAGTTCCTGTGAAGGACATTTCAGTAATATAGTTTCCTGGAGAAACATGAAATAAGTCTTGATTGGAATTTAATGGAGTAACTGATACTTCCCTTAAACTGTCACCAACAATACTAACTTGAGGTGGCAACTCAATAGGATTATCTTCTATATAAGATCCAGCAGTAACTCTAATAACAGTTCCTTCGGTTGCTGCTGCAACTGCTCCTTTGATTGTTCCCTTGGCATCTCCAAGTTTTCTTCCTGTGTTTGTATCGTTTCCATCTTTTGTAACATATAAAATATTAGTAACTGTAGCACCTGCACCAATTCTTACAATATCAGTACCAATACCAGTTCTTTCTCTGCGAGCAAATAATTCACCATCATAAGTATTTAATCCCAACTCGCCCAGGGACAACTGTTCTACTGTTGGTCTTTTGCCTGGAACTGTAGATCTTTTTATCCTGATGTTTGGATCAGCCATTCAACCTCATGATGGTATTTACCGCAGACACTCTTATGTAAGAGTTTTTATTATTTATTGAAATTCTTCTTCTATCTTTACCCCTCTTTTAGGTTTCTTAAGTTTTTCAACCTCTGCTGTCAATAAATTAACTTGATTTTGAAGTGAGGATACCTGAGTTTCTAATACAATATTAGAATTAAAAAGTTCAAAAGCCTTTTGTTGATATTTTGAAAGAACTTCCTTAAGATCTTTTTCAGACATAAAAAAGAGGGAGGTAAACTCCCTCTATTTAGAATATAGTTTGATTGTCAGAAAGTTCCAGCATCAACTGTAATATTCTCAAGGAATCTTTCAGTTCCTGTGCAAGAAATAACCTGAGAAGTTCCAGCACAATCAGTTACCCACAATGCTCCAATTTCAATAGGAGCAAAGTTTGCTACTGTGAATTGTGGTAAGTTGGTATCAGACTCAGATCCTTCAGTTCCTTGATATACATCATTTGTAAATTGGAATCTCTTTGTTACTCCACTTGCTTCCCAAACAAATCCAGCAGTTTTTGCTACTCCAGCATCACCATAGTTAAAGAGTACTGCAAGATCCCAAGTTGTAGTTGTTGGTTGAGTTTGTCCAACACCTAATCTACCAAGTTCAATTGTACGATCTTCAATGGTTAGTGATGTTGTATTGACTTGAGTAGTGCTTCCTTCAACATAAAGATTTCCATTAACTGTTAAGTTATTTGCAAAAGTGGCATCAGTTGCATTAAGGGTAATTACAGTGCCACCAGTATTTCCAGATTGAATAGTATTTGTCTTAATTGTTGGAGCACTTAAAGAAGTTCCAACAATTACAGCATCAGGAAGTCCTACTGTAATTGTCTGCCCAGAAACTGAAGTATTAACTTCATTAATAGTTCCAGCAATTGTTAATGTTTGTGATGTGGTAACAGTGCTTGGACCACCAGTATCAGCATCAATTCCTAGTGTCAAATCAACATCACTAACTTGAGATGTGACATAATCAATAACTGCTTTAGAAGTTGGAACAGATGATGCTGATGTTCCTGTAGATACTGAACCAGAGAACTGAGTAACTCCTACACCAGCACCAATTGTTGTGATACCTGTAATATTAAGACCTCTTGCAAAAGTTGCATCAAGATCATTAAAGGTTAATGTGTCACTTGCATTTGTAGAACTTCTATAACTATTTGAAATTACTTTACCTTGGAAACCAACATCTCCACTGGTATCGTACATGTACATTGCACGAGTGCCATTTGCAGAGGCAAGATACCCACTACCTGCAATTAAGTCTCCACCAGTTTTTACATTTCCAGTTGATGTTGAAAGTGTAAGTGCTGTTGTACCATCACTTGCTTTAATATCATTACCGCCAATTTGAATATCACCATTAAATGTTACATTACCCGTGCTATTTGCAAGGGTCATTGCTGTAGTAGTATCTGCAGCCTTAATAGTTCCTGCAACAAGATCACCAATAAATTGAGATGCAAATAAATTATTAGATGATGGATTATAATAAACACCAGCATCAACACGCATTGTTGCACCATTTGTGCTTGTTGCGTTGTCAGTGAATACTAAATGATAATTTGTGTTGGTTGAAGTTGCTGTAGTATCTACAGTTGTTGCTCTGGTTGCTGTTGATATTGTTCCAGTTAATGATCCAGTAATATTAGTTACATTTAAATCAGTAAAATTACCAGCTGGTGCTGTAATTGTAGTATCAGTCATTGAAATGCTGGAGCCAACAGCAAGGCGAACTCCATTCGCCATTGATGTTGTTCCAATAGCAAGTCCATAGTTAAAAGCAAATGTATCAGTTGAGAATCCAAGAGTTCCACTCTTAAACCACATCAATTGCTTATAAGTATCTGGAAGTGTATTAATTCCAGATACTGCAAAAGGTACTAGTGGAGATCCTTCAGTAGATGCAATAGCAACACCAGCATGATTTGCAGTGTCATCATTTGGAGTTATTGATGTAGTGTATCCAAGAATGAGATCTTTATTCTCAATAAAAACATCTTGACCTCTTAAAGAAACAAAACTTCCACCAATAGTAACATTACCATCTACTTTAAGATCTCCATGAATATTTGCATTTTTTCCTACACCAAGACCACCATCAAGAACAACTGCACCATTGTACCATTCTGTAGATTGTTTTGAACTTGTAAATGATGCAATTCCAGAAAAAACAGACTCCCCACCAGCAGAAAAATAACCATCAAGATCAAATGTCCCACCAACATTTAATGATGTAGACACTTGTAAAGTGTAAATTGTAGAAAATCCAGAGACATTTATTCCATTGTTGTTTACTACAAGTCCACTAAATGTAGAAACTCCTAGTACACTTAAATTGCCACCAATATTGACTGATTTTTCAATTCCAACGCCACCTTCAACAATTATTGAACCATTATCTTTGGTAGTTGAATCTGTGGTATCTGAAAATGTAGTGATTCCAGTAAATACTGCCTCATTAGATCCACTTCCCCAAGAAAGATTGCCACTACCATCATTGGTTAAAACTGTGCTATTAGATCCTTGAGTTGCTGGTAGAACATAAGTTACATTACCAGCTAAGGCTGTATCTGGAGCTTTTAATTCAATATAATTAGATCCACCATCAGTTCTCTCTACAAATCTAACCCCACTTCCTGTACTGGATGTTTCCTTTGTCCAATATCTATGAGAACCTAAAAATTTATTATTATTTGTGGTACTATCAATACCTACAAAAAAATCAAATGTATCTGTAGTAAAGGCTGGTTCACCTACCCTTAATCCTGGTAGATTTGATAAAGCACCTCTTTTTACCTGTAAGACTGGTGCTGGCATGGTGGTAACTCTTTATTTTTTACTATTTATTTTAAAATGATCCTGCGTCCAAATCAATCCTATCATCTAAATCATTATCAAGAGTATTTAAGAATGGGTCTGCATACCCCTGCAATCCTGGTTGGATTGTTTCAGTTGATGCAGCAGCATTTAAAACTTCATCTGGATTGACCATTTTGTATTTTTGAATTGATGCATCATAAACTAAAACATACTTATCATTAGTGTTAGATGGATCAAAATCAATTATATCTGAAAACCTATTTAATGCTGACACTCCTGTAACTACCTCCAAAGTTGAAGAAGATGTTAATTCTATACTGGAAGATGATGTTCCTAATTCTACTTCTATTTCCATTAGGATGCAGTTCCTTTTACTATTACTGTCCCCTCCACTGCCTTTGATGTAATTGTTGTTATTCCTGAAGTATATGTAAATAATACATCATAGACATATCTTCCAACTGGAATGGTAGAACTAACTGTGCTTGCCATGCCAATTTTAACTATTCCAAGATATTGTGGGATGCTAGCTGAAACATCAAGGGGATAATATGTTGAAGATCCATAATGCTTCCTGATTTTTCCAGAGAAGATGTATCCAGTCAAATCTAATGGAGCGCCATCTCTTTTTAATTTTATGTTGGTGGAAAAAGTAACCCCTTTATCTATAGATAAATTGACTGCTGGTACTGCCATTATTCATAGACATTTATTGTTATTTATATTTAATCTGTGGGTTCATTTAGATTTGGATCACACCAAACATAATTAACTGTATCTAAAATATATCCATCTCCTGGGCACTTTGGAATAAATGCATTTAATTGTTCATCATAAATGTGTCCAATTGATGCTGGATTGTTTGTAACTGTTGAATCTAAAGAATATTCTATTCCACTATATCTGCTGGAAAATCCCTGTGCAATTAATTCTGCAGTGTTTTCATCCACTTCTTCAATTGGACAAACATTTGTATTGATGACCATATTATCACAATCCAAAACTGCAAAATACCTATATTCTTCCATTACTAAAACTGATTATTTGAAATTATTTATATTTTGTTTTGACATACCTAAACAAGGTCTTCCATCATAAATATTCTCCTTATATTCTCCATTCTCATCAACATAATGTAAAAATGCCTGAAGATACCATTTTTGTGTAAATTTTGGTCTCCAATGATATAAATTACATCCTCTGTAGATGCAAAGATCACCAGGATTTAAAATAATTTCTGTAGAATTACTTCCATCTTCATTTTCACTAAAGTAAATTGAGTTTATTTTATCTCCTTCAGGAAATCCTAATGCAAGAGTTGCAGAAATTTCACATGAAGGTCTATCCCTGTGAATTTTTAACTCATCTCCACAACCATATAATCTAGTATAAGAATATGTTGGCAACAAATTAATTCCTGCAAATTTACTTAAAGATTTGCAGGAATTGTCAAGTATAGTTTCAATTAATGGATCTCCATAAAAAATAAAACTATTTGGTGCTTGTATATCTCCTAACTCAGAATGACCTGCTCTAATTCTTAAAATAAAGTATTGTTGTATAAATTTTACAAAATCTGCATCCAAAAAATTGCGAACAATTTGATATCCATGTTCTTTAAAAGTCATAATAATTTTTATTTAAATGATGGACCATGAACCCAACCAACTAAAGTATGTCTATTTCCTCTAGTAACTTCAGTAACCTCATGCAACATGAATGATGGGAAAAATACTGCCAATCCTTTTTGTTTTGGTATTGTAACTGGATTATGTGAGTAATGTATCTTTAAGTCTCCCCCATCATATTCAGAAGGATCTGAAAGTTGAACAACAAAACTTAATTTTCTATTGTGTGGTTTGTTCCAAACAAGAGAATCTAAATGTTGTGTGTAAAATCCAGAGTCTTCTTCTTTATAAAATGTGAATTGAAGACTTTCCATCATAGTCAAGTCGTACTTAAAGAATTCATCATTTACTTGATTAACAACATCAGTCAAATATCTATAGATCCATTCAGTCACTTCATTTGGTAGAATCCAAGAAACTTTAGATCTTCTAATAGATTCAATTAATACATTATTTCCAACTGAAGCATTTTCCTGTGCAAATCTTTTCCCAATTGTCAAAATTCTCAATATTTCATCAGGTGAAAATATATCATCCTTTAGGATGTAGTTTTGATTTGGATGTGATTTTAAAAACCAATATTTCCCCCAAGAATTTTTTATGGGGTCATTTTCTACAATATCATTAAATGAATCTTTATACTCCAAATAATCAGAAATCATAATTAATATTTAAAAAATCACAAATGGTTTCACATGAGTCAATTTCATCAAAAATTTCCATTTCCTTATCATAAAGAGATTGAATATATTCTTCTATTATATCTGATAATTCTATAATTTGCAAAGAAGTAAATGTGAAATATGACCCAAAACATTTAAAATTAAATGTTAAACTTTCATCCTTTAGTGCTTGTATTTTTTTAACCAAAATAGAATATCTTGTATTGTCATCAACTGGAATTTTTACATCATTAAAAGTCACAAATTCATTCTTTTTATCTGATTTTAAATTAGAAACCAGATATTTTAATTGCAACTTATTCAAGTTTAAATTTTCTTTACTTGAAGAATATTTTTTCAAATCCTCTGAAGTAATTTTTATAAAACCCAATCCATCATTTCCAGTCCAAGATAAATCACTTAATTGTTCATCTGTAAAATTTGATAACCCAGAAATGTTATTCCAATACTCTGGCAATTTTTCAATTTTGCCAATAGTTATTTTTTGTGTCCTATCTACTAACACATAAAAATCATTGATGTTCATTAGTTTGATCCCCTACAGATTCTATTGCTTTGATATTTTTTGCTTTTGCTGCTTCCAATTTTTCTTTTTGTTCTTCTGGAAGTTGCCAAGGTGCAGTACCAATCCAAAAGGAAGAATTTGGTAAAGATGTATCCCAAGATCTCCAAGTTGAAAAATCTTGTTTAGGTCTCATTGCAACTTCAATTCCAGAGGCAGCAGCAATTTGTTGAATGATTTCCACAGCTTCTACTGGTTGCAAAAGATACCAGAGATGTCCATAATCTCCCCTCATTCCAACTTCAATTATTCCTCCAGTAGTAGTTCCAATTGTAAATGATCTTGCTCTATATTTATTAGATTCTAAATTGGCAAGTTCATTTTCTTCATAAAGTTGATTTATTTTTTGTCTTGTTTTTGATAATTTCTTTTGTGTCATAATTTAATTCACACAATTATTTTTATTTATTGTGCATTCCAAGATACAGTGACAAATCCACCTGGGGGAACTGTAATTGAATATGAAGTACTTGGTGTAACAACAACTGAAGTTGCAGTATTTGTATTTGCAGCACCTCCAGCACCTCCTGCTACAGCATTACCTGGAATCCCTGCAGCTCCTGCAGATCCTGCTCCACCAAAACTTAACCATCCTCCACCACCTCCACCACCTCCTCCTGCTTTAAAGGGAGCACCTATGGAACTGTTTCCTCCAGCACCTCCCTGAGCAGCTCCATTTCCACCAGCACCCCCAGCATTTCCAGCATTGCTTACTCCTGGACCAAGAGGCCATTGGGCAGGTAAAGTTGGATTTCCAGCAGCTCCACCAGAACCTCTTGTTGCATTTGCAGCGGTTCCAGCTCTTCCTCCATTTCCACCACCACCTCCATTTCCAAATCCCCCTGCATTTCCTACTGTACCAGCACCCCCAGGATTTCCAGCATTTCCTATTCCTCCAGCACCTCCAGCACCTCCAGGAAAAGTAATCCCCAAGGCAAAAGATGCGCTTCCAGGAGATCCTGAAGATCCTACATTTCCAGGATTTCCTGCAGTTGGATTTGCATAACGAGTTCCAGCAGTTCCTGATACACCTGCTGCTCCTGCTCCACCATTACCACCTGGATTAGCTTGAGCTGCATTTACATTACCCCCAGCACCTCCTTTTCCAGCAGTGGCTTGTGGATTTTTTCCTCCAGCAGATCCTGCATTTGCAGAAGCTCCAGCTTGTCCTACTCTCAAATATCCTGCTCCACCACCCCCACCACCACCATCAGTTCCAGGATTTCCAGGATTTCCACCTCCACCAGCTCCACCATTACCACCATTACCTACACCTCCAGGACTGCCAGGAGTTCCCCTACCAGATACACTCACAAGACTTAATCTAGTTGGAGTTGTCCAAATAGCTGGTGCATTAAATGTAATAGTTCCTCCAGGATATGCTGCATCTGTTGGAGGTGTTTGTCCTGTTAAGGTCTTTCTTGGAATGTGCATTGTATTTTATTCTAGGTAAAACCAACCAGTTATTATATATTTTGGAATATTTCCATGAACAACATTTCCTCTGTGAGTGTGAGTAAATGCTGCAGGCCATAATATAGCAGTATTTTCTTTAGGGGGTATGCGAAGTTTCTGGTATAAAAATTCAGTTTCTCCAGCTTCATCTATATCATTCAAATATATGGAATAAACTAAACATCTATTTGCAGAATTTTCATTTCCCTGTTCACTGTGCCAAACATGATATCCACCTCCAGGAGATGTTTTTTGCATCTTAACTGAAGTGCATTTCAAATCCACATCCTTTAAAATATCATATTCTTCTGTATATTGATCAAAACAATTTTGAAGACCAGTCATAAAAATGTCCATTGATCTAACATCATTAAAACAACTAAGTTCATGATTTCTTAAATTTAGAAAATAAAAGTTATCGTGTTTTTTAGTTTTTGAAATTCCTTCAGAATCTTGCCTATTTCCACAGGATCCATTATTTAAATATCTTTCAAATTCTGATATCAAATGATTGCAAAATCCATCTGGAAATACATTTTCATACATCCCTATAAAATCTAAATATCTAGCACTCATAATTTAATATTACAAAAATGTTTTTATAATTATGTATAATTGTAGAAGCACAACATTCCATACCAAGTTGCACCATTATCAGTACTAAAGAATGTATAAAGGTCTGCACGACTTGCAGTAAGTGTTCTTGGGGGAACAGTTCCTCCAGGCCATCTTACTGATGCTGGCCAAACAATTGATCTTCCTGCAACTGCATCATTTCTTAGTAATAAGGTAAATGCCACAGTAGTAGATGTTTCTGCTCCTGTTGTAAATGTAAAGGTACAATTAGCATCCAATGTTGCAGTAACAAATACTCCATTTCTAACATCAATAGTTTTTGATGCTCCAGTATTTCCAATAACATTAGTGACATCAATTGAATATTTTGTTTTGAATGGAGATGAAACATCAATTAGATTTTCATTGAATATTGCAACATTGGAATGAGTGGTCCCATTGAATTTTTGAACATAGAATGATGAACCAGCAACATTTCTCAGTCTGATAGCACTGTTTGTAGTATCAAAATACAATCCTTCATTAACAGCACCAATAGATTGAGAGTATCTATTTAAAATGAGATCACCACCTAAACCTAAACTTGATAGATTTACAGCTGAAGTGGTATTTCCAAGTTCTAATCCATAAGTTGCTCCAGGTAATCCTGTATTGATGCTTAAACCAGTTGCATTGAATTGAAGATTTGCACTTCCTGATAAATTATTAACAGAATTTTTGTAAATGATTTGATTTGCCAAACCAGCAGTCAATCCTACACCATCAGCACCTTGAGCACCTTGAGGTCCTCTTACACCTTGAGGTCCTTGGAATCCTTGTGGTCCAATTCCTTGAGGTCCTTGGAATCCTTGTGGTCCTCTTACACCTTGAGGTCCTTGTGGTCCTGAAATTCCAATACCTTGTGGTCCTTGGAATCCTTGTGGTCCTCTTGCACCTTGAGCACCTTGTGGTCCTTGAAGTCCTTGAGCACCTTGTGGTCCTATTGCACCTTGAGCACCTTGAGGTCCTCTTATACCTTGAGGTCCTGGAGCACCTTGAGCACCAGATACTGTACTATCTTGTCCAGGAGCACCTTGAGCACCTTGTGGTCCTCTTACACCTTGAGGTCCAGCTATACCTTGTGGACCAGTTCCTTGTGGACCTTGGAATCCTTGTGGTCCTCTTGCACCTTGAGCACCTTGTGGTCCTTGTGGTCCTACATTACCACCAGAACCTTGAGGTCCTTGGAATCCTTGAGGTCCTTGTGGTCCCCTTAAACCTTGAGCACCTTGTGGTCCTTGGAATCCTTGAGGTCCAAAAATTCCTTGTGGACCAGATGCACCTTGAGAACCTTGAGGTCCTCTTACACCTTGAGGTCCTTGGAATCCTTGAGGTCCTTGGAATCCTTGAGGTCCTTGTGGACCTTGAGCTCCTGGACTTCCACCTGTTCCTTGAGGTCCTTGGAATCCTTGAGCACCTTGAGGTCCTTGAGGTCCTTGGAATCCTTGAGCACCTTGAGGTCCTTGGAATCCTTGTGGTCCTCTTGGTCCAACAATTACTCCAGCATCAATCCATGGACCACTTCCATTACAAACATAAAGTCTTCCTTCACTGGAGACAACATAAGCATCTCCAGCAGATCCTGCATTACATGCAGGTAAATCTCCTTGATTTCCAACTGATCCTTTAATTGAAATTGCAGTTCCAGGTTCACCCTGAGCACCCTGAGCACCTTGAGGTCCTTGTGGTCCTCTTGCACCTTGAGCACCCTGTGGTCCTTGAAGTCCTTGTGCACCTTGAGGTCCTACTACACCTTGAGGTCCTCCTGTTCCCTGAGGTCCTCTTGAACCTTGAGGTCCTATTGATCCTTGGGGTCCTTGGAATCCTTGGGGTCCTTGAGGTCCTGAGGTTCCAACACCTTGTGGACCTTGGAATCCTTGTGGTCCTCTTGCACCTTGAGCACCTTGTGGTCCACCAGTACCAATTCCTTGAGGTCCAGTTGCACCCTGAGCACCTGGAGTACCTTGAGAACCCTGAGGTCCTCTTGCACCCTGAGGTCCTTGTGCACCTTGTGCACCCTGAGGTCCTGTGCCACCAGCTCCTCCACCTGCACCTTGAGCACCCTGTAGCCCTTGAGGTCCTATTGCACCTTGAGCACCTTGAGGTCCTCTTACACCTTGTGGTCCTGTAGTTCCAACACCTTGTGGACCTTGGAATCCTTGAGCACCTTGAGGTCCAGCTAATCCCTGTGATCCTTGAGGTCCTCTTGCACCTTGAGCACCTTGAGGTCCTTGGAATCCTTGAGGTCCTTGTGGTCCTTGGAATCCTTGAGGTCCTTGTGGTCCTTGGAATCCTTGAGGTCCTCCTATACCCTGAGGTCCTGTTACACCTTGAGCACCTTGTGGTCCTATAGATCCTTGAGGTCCTTGTGCACCTAGAATTCCAGGTGCACCTTGAGCACCTTGAGGTCCTTGAGGTCCTCTTGCACCTTGAGGTCCTTGAGCACCTTGAGTACCTTGTGGTCCTTGAAGTCCTTGAGCACCTTGTGGTCCTTGGGCACCTTGAGGACCTATTGCACCTTGAGGTCCTAATTTACCCTGAAATCCTTGAGCACCAAGAGCTCCTGGATTTCCTGGATTTCCTTGTGGTCCTTGGAATCCCTGTGGTCCTTGGAATCCTTGAGCACCTTGAGGTCCAATATCACCTTGAGCACCTTGAGGTCCAATATCACCTTGAGCACCTTGAGGGCCTTGAGGTCCTATATCACCTTGAGCACCTTGTGGTCCTTGTGGACCTTGGAATCCTTGAGGTCCTATATCACCTTGAGCACCTTGTGGTCCTATATCACCTTGAGAACCTTGTGGTCCTTGGAATCCTTGAGGTCCTTGTGGTCCTATAGAACCTGCAGAACCTTGTGCTCCACCACTTCCACCAGAACCTTGTGGTCCTTGAAGTCCTTGGAATCCTTGAGCACCTTGAGGTCCAATATCACCTTGAGCACCTTGAGGTCCCTGTGGTCCTATTCCACCCTGTGGACCTTGGAATCCTTGAGGTCCCTGTGGACCTTGAGGTCCTATTCTTCCTTGAGCACCTTGTGGTCCTTGAGCACCTTGTGGTCCTTGTGGTCCTTGGAATCCTTGAGCACCTTGTGGTCCTATATCACCTTGAACACCTTGTGGTCCTTGGAATCCTTGAGGTCCTTGAGGCCCTATATCACCTTGAGCACCTTCATCTCCAGTAAGTCCTTGACTTCCAGTTGGACCTTTAATTTGTCCAACATTAACCCATAATGATCCATCATAAACCCAAAGATCTCCTAATGTCTGATCAATGACACCATTTCCAGATACTGCAGATGGGAAATAGTAATTTAACAATCCTTGAGGGTTATTAGGTCCTCCTCCAGGATAAGTTCCATTTACATCAGATACAGATCCTAAAATAACTACTGATGTTCCTGGATTACCCTGAGCACCTTGAGGTCCTATTCTTCCTTGTGGTCCCTGTGGACCTCTTGGACCTTGAGGTCCTATTCTTCCTTGTGGTCCTTGGAATCCTTGATTTCCTTGAGGTCCACCAATTCCAATACCTTGAGGTCCTTGGAATCCTTGAGCACCTTGAGCACCTTGCTCTCCCTGTTCTCCTTGGAATCCTTGAGCACCTTGAGCACCTTGAGCACCTTGAGGTCCTTGTGGTCCTTGAAGTCCTTGAGCACCTTGTGGACCCAAACTTCCTTGAGCACCTTGAGGTCCTACAAATCCTTGTGGTCCTTGGAATCCTTGATTTCCTTGAGCACCACCAACACCTATACCTGGAGCGCCCTGAGCACCTTGATTACCTTGGGCACCTTGAGGTCCTATAGATCCTTGTGGACCTCTTGCACCTTGAGGTCCCTGTGGTCCTTGGAATCCTTGAGCACCTTGAGCACCTTGTGGTCCTTGAGGTCCTAGTCCCTGAGGTCCTCTTACACCTTGAGCACCTTGAGGTCCTATTCTTCCTTGTGGTCCTTGGAATCCTTGAGGTCCCTGTGGTCCTTGGAATCCTTGAGGTCCCTGTGGTCCTATAGGACCTACTGCACCTTGAGGTCCTAAAGGTCCAGTAGCATATGCCCAAGTAAATCCTAATCCAGGTCCAAGAGATGTTAAAACTTGATAATTTTCGCCAAATAAACCTTCTCTATTTAAAATATCTCCAGTAAGTCTAACTGAATTAGTATTAATATCTACTGGATATGATGGTTGAGTATTTCCTATTCCAAGATATCCACTACTTGGAGTGTATACTAAAGTAGAAGGAGCAATTTCAAATTTTTCAAAAATTTCTCCAGATCTTTCACTAGTAAATCCAATATATCTTGGAGCTGAATCAGTTGGCTCTTCTATTGGAATATCTAAAACAGTAATAGTAGCAATACCAAGTCCAGGAGATACTTCTCCTGTTGCTACTACTCTTCTTCCTATAAAGTTTAATTTTGTAATAGATCCAGCAACTCCTACAAGATTGCCTTCATCAAAAACAGTAATACCTAACTCTAAAACTCCTGGGGGAACTGGAGTCCAATATCTTACGGCATCACCACCAATACCAATGAGCATGTATTGTGCACCAATTGGAATTGTTGGTGCATTATTAGGATCACCCAAACTAGGCTCAGCTTGATTCAATCCTAAGAATTGATATCTATCTGGAGTTACCCTTGAAAGTGGCGTATTAGAAACTCTTCTACTTAAATACTTAGCCATAATTGGGTTCCACTATCCCCCTTAATAAGTATATTTATTACTGATTTAAAGTTTCTAAAATAGAAACAGTGTATTTTAAATGATTTGGAGTTGTTGAGGAAATTCCAACCATTCTAATTCTATCTGTTTTCAATGCAGTTCTTTCCAAAACAAGTCTTCCATCCAATAAAATTAAAGCATCATTTGGGGGGACTAGTCCTTTGTAAATAAGTTCTGTGGTGGATGTTGAAATTCCTCCACCACTTAATCTAGTATCTCTTTCATGATAAAAGGTAACAGTTCCTACTCCAGATCCAGTATTTGCTACTTGAGCATACAAAACAACACTAGTATATCCTGTTTTAGTGGTATAAATGTCAACATTAGAAGTGCTGACTATTCCAGTAATTGTCTTATATTGATTTAAAGGTAATTGTGCCATAATTGATTATGATTGAAGTGCAATAATTAAAGGAGTAACTTCTGCCTGTAAGCTCTTGCTGAAAGCTTGACCACTAATAGTTCCAGTATTTTGATTAATTGTTATGCCCTCACTAATTCTAAAGTTTCCTCCCTGATCAGTACTGGTGAATGGAACTGCTCCACCATTTGTTGCAACAATTTGATTTTCTGTAATTGGAACTGCACCTTTAGAAGGAATAGCATTAACAATATTTATACCTGTTCCCACATATTCAAAAGTAATACTACTTGCAATAATTTTACTTGACTGGTAGAAGTAAACAGTAGATCCAACTCCAATTTGTGGGGCATATGTAATAAATTCATCAAATGTTACTGTGGTTGTTCCTCCAGCAGAAACTTGAGTAGAAGAAGTTGGTCTGAAGAAATATTTTTCCAAAACAGCATGACCTGTTGCAGCAACTCCTACACCAGGAGGTGGAGAAATTGTCACAGTAGGTGGATTATTAATATCATATCCTGTTCCAGAAACAAGTATTTCAACTGAACTGATGGTTCCAGCAGCAGATACATTACTCTCAAAAATAGCAGCCTCTGCTGGAATGAAGAAATCTGAATTTGGTGGAAGATCTATAATAATTTCAACTGGAATATTTGGATCATATCCAGATCCTGGATTATCTATTTCAATTCTGTTTACAAAATAATATTGAGTATCAATAACTGCAATTTGTCCATCATAAGGTCTTTGTCCTTTAGGTAAAATTCTTTCTGGAGTTGCAATTGTTCCTATTCCAATAATGCTAGTAATAATACCAGACCTAGATGTAATAAATGGATTTGCAAGAGGAGAATATGTCTTACTACCATCTTTGTATTGTGTGAAAGTTCCCACTCCAGTTTGATAACTGACTGGAACATCAAGGTTTTGAATAATATATGTTGAAATTCCAGAAATATAATTAATTAAAGATATCTCTCCATCTTTAACATATCCAGTATTAAATCCAACAGGAGGAGGTGATGTCTCTGGTAGGTATGTTAAGGATCCATCTACTGAATCTCTATATGCTAATCCAGATTCAATAGAATTAATATTTGATAAATTCAATAAATCTGATGCAAGTGCTTCAACAATAATTTTAGAATCTCTTCTACAAATATCTCTTCCTATAGGAGATCCACCATAATCAAAGTATGATCCAAATCCAGCATAAGGTCCATCAGTACTTGTAATAAATCCTACTGCCTCAGAAGCAATGAAATCTTTGTTACTTCTGAGTAACGATGCTGCATCAATAAATTCACTAGATGCTCCCATTCCAACATTAATTACTAATGAGTCAACATTATCTCCAGTTGGAGCAGAAACAACTTCTCCAGTATATTGTAATGGTGTAGCACCATTAGAAACTAGTGCAAAATTTCCAAAACTACAGTTGCTATTGTTAAGATCACAAACTCCACCACTATCACAATAAACTGCAGTGTCACAGCAGATGGTGAATAGTGAAACTAACTGAGCATATCCAAAGTTGGTAATTGAAACTCCAATACCACCCTGATTATATTGAGTATATGCATCAAGAACCATGGATTTGAATCCACCTGCTCTATTGCCATCAATCCTCATTCCAATACTATCTGGAACAAAGTTTGTGCAGTTCTGAACATATGGTGATTGCCAATTTTGTTCTGTGCCATCTGCATAACCATATCCTTGAGTTGGGAATGAAACCATTGCCCTTCCAGGATTGCTTGGTCCAATGAAAGATTGCTGGGAAATGTAGCAACCTCTCTTCACATAATAGAGATCAGTTTTATCCTTTGTTGTAACAAGAGTTCTTCTTAGGTCTTCTCCAACAACTGCAACTCTTTCATTGAGTTTAATAGGACCATCTTCTACATAAAGTCCAGCATAAACTTTAATAGTATCTCCAGGTTGAGCAATAGAAGCTGCTTTTTTGATAGTTAAAAATGCATCTCCAGGACCAGTTCCACCATTGGAGTCACTACCTAACTTGTTTACAAACCATTCATTACCAATTCTTGGCCCAGGTGGTTGCCATACTAACTGTCCAGAAGGATAGTTAATTTGTGGAGCAGCCTGTGTTCCAATTCCAATTATGCTGGTGATTATTCCAACACAAGAATAAATTGCAGAAACTACATTAGCACATCCATTTGGATTAGTATTAGAATCTCCATCTGGAGCAATTTCTGTGTCTATTAATTGTGTAATTGTAGACAATCCAGATTGATGACTTACTGGAATTGGAGAATTATTAACAACATACCTTGAAAGGAATGCAATACTACTAATTCCAGCAATAGTTGCAGTTTCTACATATCCATTACCAAGCAATAATGCAGTTGATGGGTGATCATTTAGATATTGTAAGTTATTATTACCATCTCTATAAGAAATTCCAGCACCTACTGATCCAGAATTTCCACCTCTTGAAATATCAAATGCTATAGCGTCAATGATTAATTTAATATCTCTTTTACATTTTGCTCTTCCTGTAGATACTCCTACAGTTCCATAATCAAATATAGTACTTAAGTCATTACCACCAACATTTCCAAAAGGACCATCAGTTGCAGTAATAAATCCTACAACTTCTTCTGCAATGAAATCTTTGTTTCTAATTAGGAGATTAGCTGCATCAATAAATCTTCCACTAATTCCAGGTGCTGCAGATGCAAGTACTGAATAAGCAAATCCTACATTATTTCTAGAATCAATTACTTCTCCTCTTACTCTCAGATCTCCAGCAACATCTAATGTTCTTGTTGGTACTGTGGTATTAATTCCAACAATTGGATGAATATTTTTAACATGTTCTCCAATCAAAGAAGAAACTGAAGTAATTCCAAGACTTGCAACCTTAACTAAAGTTGCCCCAATTCCAACATCAAGAAGTGCAGTTGTTGTAATTCCAGTAACAAGAAGTTTATCTATAACAGAGACATTTACAATTTCTCTAGTTATACTAGCAAATCCTACAGTTGCAATACCAATATATGCTTCTCTAATAGTAGCAAATCCTACAGTTGCAATACCAATATATGCTTCACTTATGGTAGCAAATCCTACAGTAGAGAACCCTACTATTTCTTGAGTAATGCTAGCAAATCCTACAGTTGCAATACCAATATATGCTTCACTTATAGTAGCAAATCCTACAGTAGAGAACCCTACTATTTCCTGTCCAATACTACCAAATCCTACTGTTGCAATACCAATGTATGCTTCACTGATAGTAGCAAATCCTACTGTTGAAAACCCTACTATTTCTTGAGTGATGCTGGCAAATCCTACTGTTGCAATACCAATGTATGCTTCACTGATAGTAGCAAATCCAACTGTTGAAAATCCTACTATTTCTTGTCCAATACTTGCAAACCCTACTGTTGCAATACCAATATATGCTTCACTAATGGTAGCAAACCCTACTGTTGCAATACCAACATATGCCTCACTAATGGTTGCAAATCCTAAGACTCTTAAATCATTAGTAATATCTACACTAAAATCTGGACTATCATTATTAACACCGACATATCCAAGTGAATTAATTACTACTTTGTTTCCATTGTCCTTAGCAACAATTTCAACATCACGTTGGGGATAAGTTGTACGAATACCTATATACCCATCATTTGTAATAACAAAAGAATCTGTAGTATAAGTTCCAACAAAATGGAATTTTTGAATCGGATCTAGCAGACCAATCCCCAAAGATCCAAGTCCAGTAATTACTACTGGATTTCCACTAGAACTATTTACTTGAAAACTTTGAGCTGGGGATGTTGTCCCAATACCGATACTATCAGATACAATAGCAGTTCCAACAACATCCAATCTTTGTACTGGATTATCTGTACCAATTCCAGCTAGTTTATCTACTAAAATATTATCAGAAGTTTTTACATCACCCTGAACATCTAATGTATATTCAGCTGTTGATTTACCAATAGATACTCTCTGATCTTGTACACTTGCATAAAAGGTATCTGTTCCTACCCCTAACCCAGTTTTAACTTTAAAAAAGGTATCTTGTGATGGCATTGGGTTCCACTATCCCCCTGTTTATAAGATTATTTATAGAACTCTCATAATATAGGCTAGTGCATAATATGGTGGCATATTTTCATGAGCAGTTCCTGATCCTTCTGAATTAATTGTATAGGATGTAGTAATGGTATGAGTATGAGCACCAGCTGAATTAATTGAAATTCCAGTAGTGTTTGGTCCGGTATTTGCATTATTGTCTATATTTCTAGAATAATTTACATTGTCAGTTCCAGCATCGTTTCCTTGACCATTAACTCTAGTATATTGATGGCTGTGACCTGGATCAGTAATGGTGTGAGTATGAGCACCTTGACTATCTGTAGTAGCAGTAGATGTTCCACCTCCACCATGATCATGTGCAGGCATATTTGCAGTAGTTAAGGATACTGTTTCAGATCCACCAGTGGAACCAACTCCCAGTGCTCCCCCCACAGAAATAACAAATCTATTGGACAGATTTGGAGTTCCATTTGAACCATTGCAAAGTGCCCATCCTGAAGGGATAGTTGCAATGCTTCCTGACCACATAATAATACCACCTAATGGTATTGTTCCATTTCCAACAAAAACTGGTGCAGTTATAGTATTGCCAACTCCCAATGCACCTCCAACATCCAAACCACCAGAAATATTTGTATTACCTTGAATGGTTAAATCACTGGTTATGGTTGCAACACCTACAGTAAGATCTTTTAAAACTGTAGTAGCAGTAGATCCATCAATTCTCTTATTGACAGTTAAAGAATTTACAGTCAGATTATCAAAGAAAGATGTCTCATCTTCTGGTTCCTCAACAAGTGCTAATTCTTCTCCAGTTGTAGCATCATATTTTTTACGACCAATGAAAAATTCACCATTACTATTCATTCCAGTATAAACTACCAATCCACCATGAGTTGGTAATGCCTGAGAAATTAAAGTTTCATCTGAATTTAAAACTCTATCCTGATTAGATGGCATACCAGTGGAATAGTTTCCTGGACCAAATCCAGTATATTCAAAAGTATGACCTGATGCTCTCAGGATTGAATTTCTTCTAAGTTCAATAGGATAGACCTTAATCTTTCTGATTGCAGAATTTTGAGCATGAGCTGCTGCTTTTGTTGCAAGGACTCCTCTAATAACACTGACATTTGTTCCAGAAACTCTGGTTATTAAGAGTATTTCATCCTCAATTTGAATAAAATCTCCTTTGTAAAGTCCTGCTGAACTATTGGCATTTAAATTTGCAAGTTTTGCAGTGAAAGATCCAGAAGAAGCAGTAATTGCTGAATCAATTCTTGCTTTAAATCCAGTAACTACTGAGAATTGTCTGGTTCCTAAGTTTTCATTGGTTGAATTTGTGTCCTTTGGATAGGATGTTAATCCAGAACTAAAGACTGAGGTGGCTCCTAATGCATTTCCAGAAACTCTAAATGTAGTATTTGAGGTAACTTCAACAACCACAAACTCAGAAGAATTACCTTCAAATAAAACTTTACTTCCTACTAAGAATGGATTTTGGTATTCTGTAGTAATTGTAGTGCTCTCTGTTGGAGCATCATAACTGACAACACTAACAGTATAGACAGGAAGTTCTGGAATTACTACTCCATTAGATGGAGATTCATCTCTCCCTGAAGCGTTATCATAAATTATACTATTACTTGTAACTGCAATAATTCTGAATATTCCATTATTTTCTGGATAAGTGCATCCAAGAACTTGAACAACACCATAATTTTCAGAAAGAACATTTCCAACAACACATGTAGTTTGAGATGTACTTCCTGGGATTCCATTTACACTCAAGATATCAGAAACTGAATATCCAGATCCTGGATTTGAAATTACAATAGAAGAAACTTCTCCTGATGAATTTATGGTAACAATTGCAGTTGCACTTTGACCATTTCCTGAATTTGAGCATAATGGGATGTCATAATAAACCCCTTGGACATATCCACTTCCACTAGTAATGGAAGTTATTTGTCTAATTCCACCAACTTGGTGATTTGTTTTTGTAACTAATGTGCAAGTATCCCCAGATTTTGTAATAAAATCAACTTCTACACCACCACCAAAATCTTTCAAGTATTGCAGTAAAGTTTCTTTGGTTGTACTAAACCTAGAATCATTTACATTAACTTTACCAATAAGTTGCCTTGATGCTGTGGAAACAGTTGGGTCTGCATCAGAAACAACATTATCTACATCACTATTTGGGTAAATATTGTCTAGATTTTGTGATAACTTATAATTTTTTATATTGAATGGAGATTCCAATGGAACATTTTTGAATACATTCAAATATGCATGATAGATTCCATCAGAAGCACCTTGAACATATTTTTGAATTGTTTTTACTTTGTATACTTGGAAATCATTACTTACTTCTTCACAAGTAAAATATGGAAGATTGTCTCTGTTGGAAGAATCTATTGTATATGGGGGAATTCTATATGTGGATGAGTCACAATTTCTTTGACTCATCCAAGATTCTGTTGATGTGGAAGCAGTTACTGAAATTGTTCCTGGAGATCTTGGTATAACATAAGTAAATTGAAGGTCACTAGCAACTGAAGAAACTTCAAATTGTCCATTATATCCAACTCCTGTTCCCAATCCTACTGGATTTGGTTCATTAGAACTTTTAAGATTATAAATGTTTACTTTATTGCCAACTTTTAATTCATGTGGTTTTTTGGTAACTATGTTAACTGTAGTTGTTATTCCTGATGTAGTTGTCCAAGCATCAATAATAACTCCAGGATTTCTTATGATTTCAATTTCATCTTGATCACTGTCACTAAGATTAACACTATCTGGTTGAGAATATATTGAATCTAAGGAAGATGATGATTTTTGAATGATGAATCCTGGGGATGGTGCAGATGCATTAGCAGATTCTTTTGGTATTACAATTCTTGCTCTATAGACTTTATCATCCAGAGATCTGCCATCAATTTTTCTTTTAATGTAAAATAATGGAGTTTCTAATGGATTTAAACTAGAAATAAATGCAGTTGCTGTTTGTACTTTTACATACCAATTATTATTAGTACTGTCCCACTGAAATGGACTTCCAGGATCTCCTGGTTGACAATCCACAACTCTACTTACAATTCTTAAATTATCTTCAACTGTATTTCCTTTATCATTCTTGAGGTTAACTATAGTTGATCCAGATACATTTTCTGATAATTGCAATGTATTGGAAGTAACATTTTGCGCATAATAAACTCTTTCATATTCAACACCATCTGGCAAAATTGCATTTCCAGAAATTACTCTTACTGCTTGACCATTTACTATATCAGCAATAGTACTTTCTACAGTGATAATTTTTGTATTTGGATCTATAGAGTCAATATTATAAGAAACTTCATAATTTGGAGAAATTGTAGCAGGGGAAGCATATCCAGAATAATAAAGTCCATCAGCATCTCTAGCACCAATAGTATATCCTCTTATGGATTTCTTGGGTGGAGTGAATAAATCAGTATAACCTTTTAAATATATTCTAGTATTTGAATTCGATGAAGCAAGAGTTTGAGTGAGATCTGAATCAATATTAAAACAGTTAATATTATCTTCTACACCATCAATATCTTTTGGTGGAATAATATGTGTAATAAAGGAATGGTTATCCTTAGGAAGTTGATATTCTTTGAAACCAACTGACTGTAAAGATACCGCACCAAAGTTGCTATTTGAATTAGTAATACTCTGGTCTCCACCAGATTCTGCTACAAATTGCTTAGCATATCCAATAGCAAATATTGAAACACATTGAATAAATGAATCATTGGATGCTTTAATGTGGAAATTTTCCCAAGTTGGTCTGTATAAAGAAGTAGAATCTTGGTGTAGAGTTACTGTAGATCCCCATCCAGTTTGAGTTTTATAAGTTCCACTGATTGAATCATATTTTACAAATGCTCTATTATCTTTTTGTAGGGAAATACCTGTAAATTGTGCAGTTACTATGCTCTTAAATCCAGTTGCCTTTGATCCATCAGCATGAAGACCATTCATGCCATAAACTGACTTTAAGCTGCAGTTGAAAATGTATGGGGAACTTGATGATACAGTATCTGATAATACTTTAACTGTTGATCCAGTTACAGTTGGAGATGCTGCACTTGGTGCAGTGGGTACTAGATATGTAAATTGAGTTGTACTAATAACCTGTGCAACTACAAAAGATCCATTGAATTCTTGCTGTACTTGCTCTGTTGCATTAACAGCAACTCCTGAAATTTGAATAGGAGTAAGTGGACTTAATCCATGCTCTTCTTCAGTTGTTACAGTAATAGTTTTAGAAGCAGTTGATCCATCTCCAGATATTAACTGCTCAATATTGATAAATCCTTGACCAAGATCACCTACAATCTTGTTTTCTTCTGGATTTGGTGCTAAGTTTGTAAAATTATCTGGACTAATTATACGTCCAGAATATGTTCCATATGCAATGCTTACTTTATAGTAATAATTCTGTAAATCTGTTAGTGGTGAATTTGATAAAACATTTTTACCATCTGCATATTCAAAAGCAGTTAATTTATGGTGAGAATATGTTGGATTTACTGTATTTGAACTGTATGTATTGTAAACAGATCCTACAGGATTTCCATCAAAAATAGTAAATCCAAAAATATATGAACTTCCAGTTACCTTGAAAATAGCAGTTCTTCCAATATTATCATTAATTGGATCTGGAACAAATTTTGGTCTTATTTTAGTTTTTCTTAAATCTGTTGCAACTAAAGATACACCTTTTGGAATAATAACACCACCACTGGCACTATTATACTTGTAAAGGTCATTTGATGAACTATTAATATCAAAATTGGAGGATATACTTAATTCAGATAATCCTCCTACTATAGTGTTATTGTTAATATCCTTAAAAACTGATCCAGTATAGTAATATCCAGGTCTGTTATCAATATAATGAGTTCCTGGAGCAATTAAAATTGTGGTCTGATCAAATAGATCATTATTTGATCCTGCAACATATGAAAATCTTGCTGCCTCAATTAATGCTCTCTGAATAGTTTTAAAAGGTCTGGTTCTAGAATTACCTCTATTTTCAATAGAATCAGTTGAATCCAATTCATTTGGATCTACATATAATGTATTACCATTAAGATTTTTCAGAAAATTTTCTAATCTAGCTAAAGGCATTTCAGATTATCCTTCTTTTGGTTTTTCTTCTGTCTTATTTATCAATAAATAAGATTATTAATAATATACTTCTTGAATAATGGCGATTAGCACTTCATCACAAAATTTGATAGATTTTTACAATCAAAAAATACTGTTAGATCAACAACAATTGTCTCAATTGAAGATAGTATCAGATGATGGATATGAAACTAGAACAGGTATTGGAACAACTGAAAAAGTTAAAATATGGAGTGTTAAAGAAATACTTGAAAGTATGAGTGATATAATTGAACCATTAGACTCTCAAATAGTTTCAGTTAATAATGATATTAAAGGATTGCAAACTTTAGTGCTATCTACAGCACAACAAGCTATTGCTGTTGGATGTGGAACAGGGACATATGTACCAGGATTTACTACAGTTACTGTGTACCATGATGTAGTAAAATATGAAGGATATGATTACAGTGGACAAAATCCATTTAATGCAGATAATGGACAAATAAACAACAATAATGTTGGTCTTGGAACATACAACTATGTGACTCAAGTTGCCATAGGCACTTATTATGGACCAATCAATCTTTGTAATCCAGAGGCCTTCTCATGCAACAGTACTAATTGTCAAAACTTTTCAAATACCATAGATAATTTAAACATAGAAATTAATTCACTAAGATCTGATAGAAATGCCATAATTTCTGATGTTAATGTGTTGAAGGAAGAAAGGATAAAGTATGAATTGCAAGATTATGCATACAGAAGGTCTAGACAGAATTTAAATCAATCAATAGCAAGTAGCAAATCAATAATAAATTTTCTAGGTCAGTACTAAAAACCCTACAGGCAATTTTTACCTGGAGATTTTTTTGGACCTTTTTTGGAATAAAAGGTCAATTTTGAAATACCCGTGAGTGGATTCGAACCACCCCTTGAGAGATTTTAAGTCTCTTGCCTCTTCCGCTGGGCTACACGGGCATTGGGGAGAGAATTTCTTCTCTCCAGCACTTCCTTCACACCAAAATATTATAGCACATAGATTTTACTCTGTCAACCATCATAAACCAACTCCCCACGAAGTTCTGCAAGTTTAGCTTGAGCAAATGCTTCTACACAAGTCCAATATGTTTCTCCACTTACAAAATTATTGTCAGTGAAATAAGAAGCAGCATCTTCTTGAATTCCTTTCAGTTCTTCCAGTTGGTCACGATGGATATGCATGTTGGTATGGGGGGTTGCTTACTTATCCAGTATAGCATCAAGGGCAACACTCTGCAAGTTTAGTGGACAGTTGTGAAACTGTCTCTTTGAGATCATTGATTTGCTCTTGCTGTTCTTTGATTGCTTCAACCAGAACTGCAACTAGATTGCCATACTCAATAGTTTTTAATTGTTGACCTTCAATTGTTTCTGTAACTATTACTTCAGGGACAATTTGTTCAACTTCTTGAGCAATTAATCCAATAGCAGATTCTTGAGAAGAAGATTTTCTTGGGACAATATCAGAATTCCAATTAAAAGATACTCCTCTTAAATTTAATACTTTATCTAGAGAATTTTCTAATTTAGTTATATTCAATTTTGCTTTCTGATCTGATGGACATGGAGCACATATAGTAGATCCATTGTATACCCAATTCCCAGATAAATTTCCAGCAACTGAATTAAGTGTTGCTGAAAGTGCAGAGGTATTAAATTCTGGTTGTGCATCTATTTGACCACCTACAGCTGTTTGAGCACCTATTCTACTAAAAAACCCTGTTATGTTTTGAAGTCCAAGTCCATTATACAATCCAATTTGATTGTGCATACCTTGGAAATTAGATACTCCCCAATTTTGTGCAGAAAATATTGCTTGGGGGTCTATGCTTGGCCACAATTCAACTCCAGCAATAGGAGGAGATACTGCTTCTCCACATTGAATTGATTGAGTTTCTACAGAAGTGATATATGCCATTAAAAATACTCCGGAAATACAAAACTTAAAACTTTATCAGTCACATCACTAATAGTTGTGGGAATTAGTTTGGTTTTTGGTTCTACTATAGATACTCCACCCTTAGCCCTCAATATAAAGGGACCTCCAGTTCCAATGAACATTTTATATCTTGCTCCAATGGCAACTTGAGATCCTTCTATTTTTATATTGTCTGAAGCATCAATATCTATATCATTGTTTGATCGAATTGAGACTCCACCAGAATCAGAACCAGTTGATTCTATAATTATATCTCTTGCTGTTAGTCTTATAGTTCCTGATCCAGCATCAATAACTATTTCATCTCCTGTACTTTTTACATGTAATCCAAGTTTGGATTGACTTAAAATATTATCAGGTTTTTGTTTTTTACTGCCTCTATTGCTCCTAAGTTCAAATCCCCCATCTTCAAACAATCTTAATGCTGCTAATGAGGATGATGATATTTGAATTTGTCTTGATCTATTTACACCCTCATCCTTTCCTATAGAAATAGTTCCATAATCTGGATCATTAATAACATACCCCTTAGGGGGTGGTGAATAATTATCGCTCATGGATCTTCAGCACAATATATTACAGTTTTTGGATCAGTTACTGTAGAAATACCTGAAATTTGTTTGAAAATTAAAGCAGGGATAAGAATTGCCCCTGATCCAGTGTCACTATTTATTTGTAGATTTGGAGTAATGTTTATTGAATCTCCAGGATTTACTATATCAATATCAATAATTCTACCATCATCATCTGTTATTGGATATATTTCTACATTATTATCACATGCAGCATCATAGATTTTATCTGTAGATTTATATCCCAAACCAGTATTTTCTATAATTACTCTACTGATTGTTCCAGTAACTGCTAATCCAGATTCATCAAATGGATTTGTCTTACATGGATTGGTACTTGTAGATGGTCCAAGGTATCCAGATCCTGGATAATACATAACAACATCAGTGATTCCAATTGTAGTATTGCCAATTCCAGATTCACCAGTACCAAATATACCAGTTCCAGATCCATCACTTCCAGAAGTGCTTCCAATTCCACTGCGTTTTACCTTGCCAATATTAGCAATTCCATATGCACCTCTACCATTATTGCATGGATCTTCAAATCTAACATAAGGAGGTTCAACATATCCATATCCTGGATTTGTAATATTTACTCCAAGAATTCCTCCAAGTGAATCAACAACAGCATTTCCAGTTGCTCCAGATCCACCTCCACCAAAAATAGAAACTTTAGGTGGTCCACACTCAAAACTAAAGACATTACAACCTGCAATCAGAGATCCAGCTTCTGCTAGAGCTGGATCTAGACCCCCCTCAAATCCTCCAAGGAATTTGGAAACATTACCATCAGCATCTGATAGTAAATTAGATACTCCTTGAGATGGTGAAAATGATATTGCTTTTTGGAAATTCTCTATAGATCCTTTAGGAATAAATCCAACATTCATTTCATAATCATAAACTTCTTTACATGGATTGTCATCACAGAGTAGAAAATTGAGTGCACCTTTTGCATATCCAATTGCTTTATTTACATATGAAAGTACTGTTCCAATTGGACCAACAATAGAAGAAGCTTGATCTAAAATAGAACCTAAAGCATCTGCAATTTCATTTGTAATTGTTTGTATTATACTTCCAATAAATGCCTCTGCAGCACAAAGTGGTAAAGAAACTACATTTCCAATTAAACCAAATAGAAAATTAGTTACATATGAAGTAATTTTTTTTAAAATTTTTCCAATTGCACACCAAATTCCATCAGTAAGTTCTCCTACTGCTGCTTGCTTTAATTTTTCTGCCCATGATGGGAGTTTAATTTGATCTAATAACAGTTTTAACTTATTATAAATTTCATTGATCAAAAAGTCTCTAGCTAATTTAATTTTATCTGATATCCAATCTGTTATTAAAACTCCTATCAGTCTTATTTCATCATCTATATTTGAAATTGTATTTAGAATTGGATTAACAAATCCATTTGCTACTTGATTAACTGTATTTAATGTTTTAATTAAATTTGTTAGTCCCTGTAGTATTTTACCAAACCCAGTTCCAGCATCTTTACAATGTCCTGGTCTATTTACTATTGGGGATTGATCTAAAGTTTCTGTTGTTGCTGAAGGTTTCATACTACCATCAACAGCAGCTGCCTTTCCTGCAGGATCAACTACTCCATTTCCAGATGTGGCAGATTTATTTGATCCAGTTTGAGTTACTGATGCTCTAGTCTGTGAAGATACTGGTTTATTATATGGGTTTAATGGTGATGTTTCTGGTTGAAATAATTTAAATTTTTTGCTACCATCTGCAAATTTTGCAGGAAATTCTGTTTCAGATCCATTATAAAATGCACCTATGATAATAGGTTGTTGTCCATCATCACCATCAGCAAAAAATCCAACAACCAAACTAGATTCTTTAATGTGACCCTGCATCATTGCACCATGGGTTCCAGATCCCATAGTTAATGGAACAAGAACATGTGCCCAAGGGAGATCACTATCTGCTATTTGATCGCCATGATATCCAAGAATTCTAACTCTAGCTCTTGTTCCATTTTGATTATATTGATCTACTCCCCCCTTAGCAACTAATCCAAGGAACCATTTAAACCCATCTCTACCAATGAAATGAGGGTCAACTAAAGTCTGTTCAAGCATCATACGTCATATACCTTACATTCTGGAGCATCAGGATTACTATCACAATACATTTCCAAGTATGTTGGGCACTCATCTATCTCTGGATGATTTTCATGATATGCATTCAGCATACTTAGTTCATCTTCCAAATGCCTTTTACGTTGCTTATTTATTTGGACATTATCTAATTCGTTTTCAATATTTGAAATTTGTTTGTTGATTTCCATCTTTTTAAACCCCATAGGAGTCTCTAACTACCTTTAATCCAGTGAATCCTTGATTTTGAGACATTTCATGACACAATTCTTTAATTAAATACAATCCAGATTTTATGTCATCCCTCAAACCTTTGTTAGAATTGTCTTTTGTTATATTCCCAAAATCTAAATTAACAACATCTCCAACGGATAAGGTTAAGTTTAGTGGTACAGTTATATTTAACACTTGACTGAATGCTAAATTATATCTTGCTATAGATTGTGATTGATATTTAATTCTATTATCTTCTTTTTTTAATGGATCAGAATTTACCTTTGGATCTGCTACAATACTATCAATTAATTTTACCATTAATCTTGATGGATTGTCTTGTAAGTTCAAAGGAATTTCTGGTTTTTCATTTTTGCTGGAAGTATGCTTCATTGATTCATAACTTTCTGATAGTTTGTATTCATAAGTTTCAGAAGTTTTTGTATTCAAATCAAAGAATACATTAGCACTTGAATACATACCAATTCTCATGTTTTCAAATACATTAACATTTTTTTCAAACACAGGAATTGTTAATATTTTTTTGTTCTGTGATATATTTGCAGCACTATTTACAACTTCTGAATATGAATATCTTTGTGCTGCCTTAGCTTCAGTTGAGTTTGGATCTAATCCCTTCAATAAATTATCTAAACTTCTGAAGTGATATCCTCTTTTATTTTCATAGAATAAAAATCCTGCTGTTCCTTTTACTGGAGATGACTTTGCAATTGCTGGTATTGATTTGGGAGCTAACCAAGTCAATACAGTGAATGGTTTTTTTGTGTTTCCATAAAAGGCATAAGAGTTTTGAGTCTTTTCTATAAATTTTTTCTTGGAAGTTTTTAATACAGTATTCAATATCTCAGTTACTGATTTATCAATACTTTGATTTTTATATTTTCCAGAAACTCTGATGGTTTCATTTTTAAAAACTTCAGTGGGAGCTAGATCTATAGTTACAACTTCTTTTGTTGATTGAGTTGTGGATCCACTAATTTTATAGATGTAATATGGAGATGTTGTTTCATCTAAAAATATAAGATCTTTTGTTGCCTCTTGCTCTATCTTTAAACTTATTCTTTCCCCACCTCTCAGACCATATTTTTGCTTCTGACTTTTACCATCCTTTCCTTTTGAAAATGTAGTCAATAAACCATCAGTATTAACTAGTAACAGTCTAACAAAAACTGCTGGAGAAAATAAATCCTCAAAATATTGAACACTAGCAACACATTGAGTCATATCAAAGACATTCTCTCCAGAATATGACTCTACTAAAAATTGTCTAATTTTATAATTAAAATATGATCCTTCCATTATTTTAATAGGTTGAGGAGTACTCTCTTATAAAAACTATTTAACACTTGATCTTCTGATGGTCCCATAATCATAGGGGGAGTGGGAGATTGTTGCATTATTTGAGGTTGTGTTTGTTGTGGAACAGTAAATGGTAAAGGTATTATTTGTCCTGCCTGTGATCTGGAATCATATGAAGGATATGTTGCAAGTGTTGGTCTCGTTGGGGGTGTGGGAACATCTATATAACTTTCAATTATTGGATCTGAAATAGCATATGAAGAAGTTTCAGGTTCCATAGGTCTTGGAATTGACCTTTGTGGTTGTGCTATTGCAGGTGTTGAAGTTGATCTTTGTGGTTGTGGTCTTACTGGAGTTGGAGATTGTCTTGGTGTTGGAGTTGAAGCAGATTTTGATTTAGATTCTAAATTATAAAAATCATTCATGAATGCTCTTACTTTTGCAGACCCTGCATATTCTTTTGCACCAATAGCACCACTTCCTCCCCATTGACTTCCAGGAACATCAAAAGCACGTCCCTCATAATGAGCAGATCCTGCTGTATGTCCTGAGGATACTCCAAGTTCTGTTACAATAATTCCCTTACTTTGTAGGAAATTATATGCTCTTCTTGCAGTTTCAGCATCTTTGAATGCCAAATGATCATGATAATTAGACACTGTTCCATGTGATGGATCATATGCTCCTCCTGGAGCATTTGGATCTCCTGTCAAATATTGAGAAAAGGATGCTTGATTTGTAAACTCATACCCTGCTGCTGAAATTGGACTTGACCCTCCACCTAAGTCTTCAATTTTTGCTGCTGTTTCTTTCACTTGAGAATCACTCATTCCCATACTACCTACAAATCCTTTAGAAAATTCTTCAAACTTATTCACAACTCTTTCATATCCAAATAAAGTTTTTCTAAAAGATAGTATTTGACCACTTTCCTTTTTAGACTCTACTAATTTCTTTTGCTCTTCAGTTTTCTGCTTTAATTTGTCTTTACCATTTTTCCCAAAAATAGTTCCATCAAAAGCACCAAACTCTCTTGCCAAATCAACACCAAGAGCTGCCCATCCAATAACTGGGATTGCACTTACAGCAGAAAGAATGCCACCAACAACATCACCTTCACTAAACCTATAAGCAGAAAGACCTATGTTGAGTGCAGTTCCCAGTAAGGGGATTGCCCTACCTCCAATGCCTGCTGCCTTTGCTGCAATGGATCCTCCTGCTCTGGTTGAAACTGATCCTGCCACTCCAGTAGCAGCAGATGCACCACCTCTTGATGCAAATCTATTTGCAACATTTTGGGCAGCTCCACCCAATTTTTCTGCAGTGGAAGGAGTTCCTGGAAGTGCTACAGGAAAAGCTGCTCTTGCTCCAGGAGTTTGCATAAAAGCACCTGCCTGAAATTGTCTAGCACCTAATCCAATATTGGATCTTATACCAGCAGTTCCAGTGGGACTACCAACTCTCCCCAATCTTGATGTAATCCCCCCAAAAACAGTTCTATTTCCTGTTGTTGGTGGAACAAATGCTCTTCCAGAAGCAGTCCCTTGATTAGAAGTTCCACCACCCCTCATCATACCAATCCCACCTTTAATGGCAGAAGGTCCAAATAATAATCCAGCAGCAACCAATCCTGGACCAATAGCATCAATCAAATTTCCATTTTTTAACTTTGTAAATGCATTCAATGCTGCTAATCCAGCCATCATTTTCAAAGGATCACCGACACCCCCTGCAGTAAATAAACTTCCTGTATATTTTTTAATGTCTGGGGGTTTAATTTTTACCTTTTTCTTTTCAGAAAACCTTTTATCATTTTGTTTTTGAATAGAATCTAATCTTTTTTTATACCTGTTAAGAACTACTAACTGAGTTTTCTTTTGATATGTTCCTTTCTCAAATACCTTTTTTAGTTTTGTTGAAGACTTTTTTATTTCAACAGAAGATTCTACAATAGTACTAAAATTACCAAGCTTAGTAATCTTAGGTATAAGGTTTGGTTCTATTTTAGGTTTGTTTAAAAGGATTTGAGGATTCATTTATCAAACAATTTGATAGGATATTTTTGAATGCATTGTAAAAATATTTTCAGAATATCCAGTTGAAATTACTGGTACAATATCATTACTTTCTGATGAAGTGGAAGTTGGTTGTGATGATTTTTTAGGGGGTGTTGGTATTGGTAGAAATGTTGGATTGGATGTTTGTGGTGGTATATTTGGTTCTGCCCTTCTTGGAACAGTAACTTGAGGTTGTTGTGGTGTTGATATAGAATTATATTGCTGCATCTTTCCTTTAAATAATTCATTAAACTCACTTCCATATTTTTGAAGTCCAGTAAATTGACTCTCTTCCAATCTTGCTTTTACTGCAGATGGATTCTTTTTTAACTCTTCAACTATTGCACTTTCATTTCCACCCAATACATTTATAATATGTCCTCTAGTAATTTTGTCCTGATTTTCTGGACTAAATTTATCTCTATCAGGATCTAAACCAACTGCTCTTGCTCTTTCTACCAAATATTGTGGTTTTTGTTGATATCTTCCTACAGGACCAGTTGCTTTCCTTGCAACTTCAGATATAGTCATATCAGTTGCTCCAGGCAATGTTGTGCTTGGATACATAGCTTCATAATTTCCTCCAGATTCTGGGGAAGAAATTAAATCCATAAGACTTTTCATTTCTGGTGCAGCATTTCCAGAAATTGGTACAGTGGTTCCAGGTGGAGTTGAAGATGGTGGTCTAGAATTAGATGGTTTTTGGATTGAAGTTTCTTTTTGTTTTGCTAAAAGAAAGTCCAGTGCCTTTTCAAATTTTTCATTCAGTGCTTGAAATTTTCTCAAATCATCTTGAGGAACTGAAAGTATATTTCCTGGTTCAACTAATGACTTTTGTTGTTGAGTCAACTCTTCCAATCTATTTTGATTTTGATCCTCTGCCCCACCTTTATTAAACAAACTACTTGCCAGACCAATCCCACCAGCAACAAGTCCAGCCTTTCCTGCAAATTTTCCAAACTTACTTAAAGAACTTCCACCAGATGCTGCTCCTGCTGCAGCAGATCCTGGAACTGCAGAACCTGCTTTACCAAATCCCAACAATCCTCTTCCAAAACTTTTAGCTATAGATAGACCAACAGCACCTCCAATTGCTGGAAGATATGTTATACCTATCCCAAGAAGTGGTCCTATGATTTTTGAAATGTCCCCACTCAAAAGAGCTTCAAGAAGATTGAACATTGCCAATCCTCTTATAGCACCACCAGTCCCACTGAAAAATGATCCTACATATTTCTTAATTCCACCAAGTAAATCTGTTTTCTTATCTCCTAATTCTTTCTTACCAAATATTCTTCCTCTATTTGCAATCCTTTTCCTATATTCATTTATTTCCTTTTGATTAGTTTCTTTAGAAGTTTTATAATCATCTGCTATAACTTGAAATATTTTTTCTAAATTATTTTTAGTCTGCTCAAGATTTAAAGTTATCTTACCTAAAGCTGATATATCTTTTTGTGATGTTGTTAACTGATCATCATCTGCAGATGCTATTGGTTTTAATTTATTTACTATTTGTTGAGGAATAGATCTTTTTAAAGATATTGATATATTCCTAATATTAGGTACACCAAAAGATCCAGATCTATTTCTACGACTAGTGCCTGAAATAAATCTGGATGCCCTATTCCTAAAGTAATCAAAATCTTCTGGTGTCATCTATTTGCCTTTTGTGCTTTTTCCTCTTCTTCTCTTATATGATTTTCAAGCAATGACAAATAAATTTCACGTTCCCAAGGAATCATATTTTCAACCTCAGTCAATGAGTATTTATGATACTGCATCAAGGCAAAATTAATTCTATAATAAGTTTCTAAGTCTTCATGACTTAGCATTATCCGAAAAAACTTGATAGACCTTCAAGAACAATTTCATTTTCAACTCCAGTTGTTGGATTTTTAACTACTAATGTGTGTGAAAGTTTTGGCATGGTGTTGAAAAATTCTTCAATGCCTTTAAATTGATTTGAATCAAATGTTTCTAACCATTCAATCATTTCTTTTTTAGTTACATCAGCAGCAGACCATGACTGCTCCTTTGTGTAAACCATATCAACACATGATGCAACAATGTCAAATGATTTATTGATAGTTTCTTTGCTTGTAACTTGATTTGAGAAATTAAAATTATTATCAATGAATTCTTGAAGAGAAGGATACTTCATTTTAACAGTAATTGAGTCATCAATTGCAACATTATCAGTATGTCCTTCAGGAATTACAACTTCAATTTCATCTATGTTGACAGAAACATCAACTTGAGTTTGATTATCATCTGGACAAGTTACAATTAGTTCTACTATTTCACCAACTGATTTTGCCCTGATATTTAGAAACAAATATTCAAGATCAAAACTTGGAAGGGTATCAACTTTAATTCCCCTTGTAAGAATGCATTCCTTAAGGGTAGTTTTAATAGCATTGGTTATTTCTTTTAAATCACCAGTCTCCATTGCAAGAATTAAAATTTTTTCTTCCTTGACTAAGAAAGGTCTGTACTTAACTGGTTTTTTTGTTGATGGTAGAATCAACTCATATGTTGGAGTTACAACTTTAGGTAAAGGCATTTTGAAATATTAAATTCAGTTATAGTTATTTATTTTGGTTCTACATACAGATTACCAATATTCTTTTGAACAAAAAATCTATCATAATTAAAAGTAACTGTAGTTCTCAATACATTTGATTGCTCATATGATAATGGAACTGATATTAAATTTGTTGGGTATGCATTAATCAATGTATATGTATATGTTTTGGGGTCATTTATACCACCCTCATATCCCCTCTTAGAAAGTCTTTGATCTGATGGTCTAAGATCTCTTTCAAATTTGACAATATTAATATCACATTCATAAACACTAGGATAATTAAACTTATAATAAGACTCTGGTGCTACACCACCGTCTTTGCTTAATGGAGAAATTAAATTCATCCACCCATCAAAAAATCTTAATACCTCATAATCATTTTTTATATAAAAACTTACATCAACAGGAGGATATATTCTTTTTGTTGGATATTGTTCAGTAACACCTTGCCTATCTCCAAACACACTTCCAAGTTCATATGATGACCCTGGAAGAACTGCTTCATATGCTAATAGAGATATTTCTTGAGTTTTATCAGTATTAAATTTAAGAGTATTGGCAATCTTTTGAGCTTTAATATCTACTGCAAAAACTGATGTTAATGATAACTTTAAAAGATCTTTAATTACAGATCCTGTGTAACTTGCAGTTTTCCACAGTCCATCATTTATATATGGATTATTATTGTCTACTGGAAATGATGCTGGCATCTAAATACTTTGAGATCCTATATTATATGTATGAGTTATAAAGGAATATATAAACCTTCATACCCACAAAAATATATTGGGGACCCAAAGAATATAATTTATAGGTCTCTGTGGGAAAGAAAGTTTATGGTATATTGTGACACAAATGAAAATATTTTAAAGTGGTCTTCTGAAGAAATATGGGTTCCTTATGTTTCCCCATTAGACAATAGAGTTCATAGATATTTTCCTGACTTTTTTATCAAATATAAAAACTCTTCTGGAATGATAAAGGAAAGTTTAATTGAAATTAAACCAAAGAGACAAGTGAATGGTCCTGACCTAAAGAAGAGAATGACTCAAAAACAAATGTATGAAGTCAAAGAGTATGCTAAAAATCAAGCTAAGTGGAAAGCTGCAAAAGAATTTTGTGAAGATAGAAGATGGGAATTTCAAGTATTAACGGAGGATAATCTTGGCATATAAAACTATCTTTGAACAGATACAAGAAAAAACTGGTGGAAGGAAACAATCAAGAGAATGGTATAGAACTCAATTGAAAAATTCTGCTCCCAAAAATATCGTCACAGATGAAAGATCTGATGAAGTTGGAGATGAACTTGATCGTGATTTCAATATGGTAACCTCATTTCCAAGATTGTATAATCTAATGTACTATGATTATAAAGCAAAGTGGAGAAGAGATCTTCCATACTATGACAAACATCCTTTAGTATTTGTTTTAGAAATAGATGGTAAATCTTTCTTTGGAGTAAATCTACACTACTATACACCAGAAGAACGTATGGGAATTGCTATGAGTTTAGCAGAAGATAGAATTCCAAAGTTTACTAAAGGTGCACATAAATACTTATTATCAGAGGTAAGAAGTCCTTATCTTATTTTGGCACAGAAAGAATGGCAAACTATGTCTCTACTTCCAGTAGAAGAATTTGTAAGGGACTTGGGTGGGGTAGAAATACCTATTCCTTCAACTAAAGTTTGGGGTAAATAAATGGCAGCAACTATACCACCAGGATATCAAAATTTAGGAAGATCTAAAGATGGTAATGGTGATGTTTGGGGTAAAAATATAAAGATAAAGGGGAAAGATTTTCAAGTAGTTGTAAATCCAACCACTCAACAAAAATGGTTGTATGAGAAAGATCTTTATGGTAATGGAAAACCCCTATTTACCATTACCACAGATAGTCCTGCTGGATTTGCTAGGGATCGTTATGCAAATGGAGAACTTGTTCCAGAACTTCAAGACAATTTTTCATATTTTGAAAGAAAGAGTGCTCTAGAAGCAGCTGGATTGAATGGAAATTTATTGAGAGATCAACTACAAAAAGAAACTCGTTGGGCAAACATTGAAAAGACTCAACCAGCACCTACACCTCCACCAGCACCAAAAAACCCAGAAAATGGTCCACAAGAAACTGGGGATGCTGGTGGTGGAACTCCACCAGCATCAAATTTTGACTCAAGTTTATTTAAAGATTTGACTGGAGAATTTGTAGATAAAAAAGAAAAGGAAAAATATAGTCTTTGGAAATTAAAATATCCAGTGGATATGAGTGATCTTCAAGATAGAATAATTATCACTCAAATACAATATGTTCCTGGACTTAATGTATCTGGAGAAACAAATACAGATTCTGTAATCAGTGGAGAGTCTAGATTTAATGAAAGCAGAAACTCAAAAGAAAAAATAATTGGGAATGTAACTCTCCCAATGCCAAATGATATTTCAGAAAGTAATTCTGTTGGATGGGGGGAAGATAGTTTAGGAAACTTTGCAGCAAGTGTTATGCCTGGATTGATAGGTGGAGTTGCTGGAGTTACTGAAGGTGATCTATCAGCACTAACAACATCTGCAGAATCTGCAATAAAATCTG